TGTAGGTACAAGTATACTATTAGAGAATGATGCTGATACAGGTGATGATTCATACCTATTAACAGAAGACTATATAGTAGGAGACTATGTGCAAGATAAGACTGCACAAAATGAATTATTTGATAAATTAGATAATAATGTATTAGACTTTTCAGAATCTAATCCATTTGGCGATGCCGGAGTAAGTGCGTAATGTTAGGAAATAGACAATTTTATCACGAGACAGTTAGAAATATTATTGTGGGGTTTGGTACTCTATTTAATGATATACATATTGTTCGTAAAAATAATAGTGGTGCAATTATACAATCTATGAAAGTACCTTTAGCGTATGGGCCGAAGAAAAAATGGTTGGCAAGACTTGACCAAGACGCTGGACTAGATAGTAAAGTTGCCATCACATTACCAAGAATGGGTTTTGAAATACAAGACTTAGCATACGACCCATCACGAAAATTAAATCGTGTACAAAAATTTAAAAAATCAAAATCAAGTGCTGATGCAAGTGGTAAATTAGATTCGCAATTTATGCCTGTTCCGTACAACTTGAATATTCAATTATATGCAATGGCGAAACAATCGGATGATGCTTTACAAATGGTAGAACAAATACTTCCATACTTCCAACCAGACTATACTTTGACAATTAAAGATATGCCTGAGATGGGTATTGCAAGAGATATACCTATAGTATTAAACAGTATTAACTATGAAGATAGTTATCGTGGTGATTTTGCAGAAAGACGAGCTATCATGTATACTTTAGATTTTACTACTAAGTTTTATCTATATGGACCTGTTACATCTAGTAAAGTTATTAAGACTGTACAAGTTGACCAATATACAGATATGCCAAGTACTGCTCCAAAAAGAGAACAAAGATATACTGCAACACCTAATCCAACAACAGCAAATGCTGATGATGATTTTGGATTTAACGAAACAACATCCTTCTATCAAGATGCTAAAAACTACGATAGTGAATCAGGCGAAGATAAATAAAATTAGGACTAAAATATTATGAGTAATAAAACTAAAGATATCCTAGATGAAATTCTAGATATCGAAGAAACAACAGCAGAACTTGTTGAAGCTAAACCAAGTACTCTTACAATTAAAAGAGATAATACTCTTGATGATGTTGATAGTGATTACAAATATCAAAGAGAAAATTTTTATAATTTAATTGAAAGAGGTCAAGATGCAATTGATGGTATACTAGAAGTTGCAAAACAATCCGACCATCCTAGAAGTTATGAAGTAGCAGGGAATCTTATTTCCCAAGTTGCAGAAGTAACAGAAAAATTATCTCGTTTACAAAACTCAATGAAACGATTAAAAGAAGTTCCTAGTAACGCACCCAAAAGTGTAACAAACGCATTGTATGTTGGTTCAACTGCTGAGTTGCAAAAACTGTTAAAGGGCGATAAGAAAAAATAAAATGAATACACAAGTTGTCAACGAAAAGATAGTAGAACATGCTACGTGTACTTTTTGTGGTTGCTGTTGTGATGATATAACTTTAACAGTAGACATGGATAGAAAGGTTATAACAAAAGCAAAGGATGCTTGTGTGTTAGGGAAGTCATGGTTTTTAAATCATGTAATAGAAGATAAACCGATTGCAAGAATTGATGGTAAAGAAGTTACTCTTGATGAAGCAATTGATGAGACTGCAAAAATTTTAATGGAGTCTAAATTTCCAATACTATATGGTATGAGTGATACTATATGTGAGGCACAAAGACATTGTGCTCCAATCATGGATGATTGTGGTGGAACAATAGATACAACAACATCAGTTTGTCATGGCCCTTCAGGTATGGCATTTCAGGGTGTCGGTGAACCAAGTATGACTTTGGGTGAAGTAAAAAACAGAGCAGACTTTGTAATGTATTGGGGTGGTAATCCTGCCGAGGCACATCCAAGACATTTTTCAAGATACGCTGTAACACCAAAAGGTATGTTTACACCAAATGGTAAAGATGATAGAACAGTAGTTATTGTAGACGTAAGACACACAAAAACAGCAGGTGTTGCAGATATATTTCTTCAAGTAAAACCTGGCAAAGATTTTGAATTACTATGGATGTTGAGAGCTGCATGTAAAGGTTTTACTATTCCAGATGACTGTAAAGAAATCTGTGGTATAGAAAAAGAAGTTGTGGAAGATTTATTCCAAAGAATGAAAAACTGTAACTATGGTGTTATATTTTTTGGAATGGGTTTGACAATGACTAGAGGAAGACATTTTAATTCAGGTGCTTTGATGGCACTTGCAACAGACTTAAATGAGTTTACTCACTTCGTTGCGAAACCTGCTAGAGGACATGGTAATGTTACAGGTGCAGATAATGTAGTATCGTGGCAAACAGGATATCCCTTTGGTGTTAACTTTAGTAAAGGTTATCCAAGATTTAATCCTGGCGAGTTTACAACGGTTGATACTCTTTCAAGAGGAGAAGCAGATTCTGCTGTAATTATTGCAAGTGACCCTGTTGCTAATTTTCCAAAACCAGCAATAGAACACCTCACAAGTGATAAGTGTAAACTGATATCTATAGACACAAAACAAACACCAACAAGTGAAGCTGCACATGTATCTATTCAAACAAGTACATATGGAATAAATACAGGTGGAACAGTTTACAGAATGGATGATGTTCCAATTAGTTTAAGACCTGCTTTTGATTCACCGTTTCCAAGTGATGAAGAAGTATTAACAAAACTTAGGAAGAAAGTGAAGGAGTTAAAAAATGGCAACTGACCAAAATCAATATCTAGGTAATCCAAACCTAAAGAAAGCTAATGTTTCTGTACAGTTTACAAAGGAACAAATAGAAGAATACCAAAAGTGTATGGGTGACCCTGTATACTTTATAGAAACATACATGAAAATTGTATCTCTTGACGAAGGTCTTGTACCATTTGACATGTACGACTTTCAAAAAGACATGGTACGAACATTCCATGATAATCGTTTTACTATATGTAAACTTCCTAGACAGTCTGGTAAGTCAACAACAATTATTGCATATCTTTTACATTATGTTTTATTTAATGAAAACGTAAACATTGCTATACTTGCAAACAAGTCATCTACTGCAAGAGATATATTAGGTAGATTACAATTAGGGTACGAAAATCTTCCCAAGTGGTTACAACAAGGTGTTCTGTCATGGAACAAAGGAAGTCTAGATTTAGAAAATGGTTCAAGTATACTTGCCGCTTCAACATCTGCAAGTGCGATTCGAGGTGGTTCTTATAACATTATTTTCCTTGATGAGTTTGCGTATGTACCAACATCATTAGCAGAAGAATTCTTTAGTTCTGTATATCCTACAATATCATCTGGTAAATCTACAAAGGTAATGATAGTATCTACCCCACATGGTATGAATATGTTTTACAAACTGTGGACAGATGCAGTAAGTAAAAAGAATGACTACATCCCATTAGAAGTACATTGGTCAGAAGTGCCAGGCAGAGATGAGGTGTGGAAAGAAGAAACAATACGAAACACATCACAGGGTCAGTTTAACTCAGAGTTTGAGTGTGAGTTCTTAGGTTCTATTGATACTTTGATTGCACCACACAAATTAAAAGTAATGCCTTATGTTGACCCAATACAATCTCACGCAGACTTAGATATCTTTGAAAGACCAGACCCAGCTAAAACTTATTTTCTTACTGCTGATGTTTCACGAGGAACATCACAGGATTACTCAGCATTTTTAGTTTTAGATGTAACACAAATGCCATATAGAGTTGTTGCAAAATATAGAAATAATGAAATCAAACCTTTATTATTTCCACAAAAAATATATGAGGTTGCAAAAGCATACAACGAATGCTTTGTATTAGTAGAAGTAAATGATATAGGGGAACAGGTTGCAAACGCATTACAGTTTGATTTAGAATACGATAATCTAGTTATGGCATCTATGCGAGGTCGTGCTGGTCAAATACTAGGAGCAGGATTCTCTGGTGGTAGAGCTCAATTAGGAGTTAGAACTACTAAATCAGTTAAAAGAGTAGGATGTTCAAACCTAAAACAGTTAATAGAATCAGATAAACTATTAATACCAGACTATGATATTATGAGTGAGTTGTCTACATTTGTAGTGAAAGGTTCTTCTCATCAAGCAGATGATGGTTGTACAGATGATTTGGTTGCATGTTTATTCATATTTGCATGGGCAGTCGACCAACAATACTTTAAAGAATTAACTGACAATGATATCAGAGAAAGAATGTATAGAGAACAAAAAGACCAACTAGAACAAGACATGGCGCCTTTTGGATTTATCGACAATGGAATAGATGACCCAGAAGTAGAGGTGGATGAGTATGGAACTAGGTGGACTACAGTCGTTAGAGACCACAATACAGATTGGTAGTTATAGGAATGTTGGGTCTAATAAATCGTTATCTATCTTAATTAAACAGTTAGAACAAACTATCTTAGATGAGTCTATAAGTCTTTTTACAGTCTTTCTACTAGCATCATTCATACCCACCCTCTTAATAGTCTTACGAATCTCTTTATCATGAGGATAAAATCTTAAACAAGCTATTTCTGATTCATCACAATGCATACATTTAGTATTTACTAAATATTGGTTCAAAGAAGAAACTCTTTTACGATAATTTCTTTTCGTAACCTTTTTAATCGTTTCTTTGTACTTTTTATAATGGCTACTTGACATAATATTATTTATATGTTAGAAAACATATAAAAATACAAACTGTAATATAAGTTTTTTATAAATAAGTGAAAGAACAAAGAAATATACAATAGGAGTATGACATGGCGTTTTTAGTATCACCAGGCGTACAAGTAAACGAAATTGACCTAACTAATGTAGTACCTGCCGTTGCAACAAGTATTGGTGCAATTGCTGGTGCTTTTGAAAAAGGACCTGTATCTACAATAGTTAATATCTCTAGTGAAGAAGAACTAGTACAGATATTTGGTAAACCAGTTACAACTGGTAATCAATTCGAAACTTTTTTTAGTGCCGCAAATTTTTTAAGATATACAGATTCATTAAAGGTAGTTAGAGCAGAAAGTGGATTATTAAATGCTGGTGCAAACTCTGGTATCTTAATTAGAGATGATGACCACTACGAAGCAAGTTTTGCTGATGGAGAAGGTTCTCATGGAGAATGGGCTGCAAGAACTGCTGGAACACATGGTAACTCATTAAGAGT